TCAAAGGTCATTGTCCAACCCGCAAGTAAGTTCTCAAATCTTTCGGTAAATGGCTCACAACTTGGATTGCCATCTACTACAAAATTATCATCGTACATATCACCACGTCTCAGCATTTCATACGCACGATTTAACACTGCTAATTGTGTATGTAAAACGTCTTGCTCATTATCGTTGCCTATGAATATATCCGTAGCTTCTGTTTTAGAAATGTCCACAATATCCATTGCGATAATTGATACATTGAAACGCACTATGTTAGATTCAAAGTTTGCAGAATTAACCATTATGTGGATCAATGGAAATATAGTCTGCTTACCTAAATCTACTTTAAATATGTCACCCTCAGTTATTGTATTCACAATCACATCAGCGTCAAAGTGTGCCTTTAAATCATTTAGTACCTTATAGTAATTTGTCATCTATTCTTATTTAAATGTTTTATTTAAATGCTTGTTAATTTGCCTTTGCTCAATTTCGTTTTTCTGCTTTTCAAAGGTGAGATAGGTGAGACATTGAGTAAGTCTGTATCCGGTGACAATGTCAAACTTTGTAATGTCTCCTTTAGCGAGTCCATATATTGATTGATACCATCCCCATTGTTTTCCAAATTGAGCTTGTTCTGAAAAGTCGCTTTGAAGTCCGGATTCATCTGAATCTGCATTGTTAAATAATGAATCGTAGCCTGTAATAATTCTTTTCCTAAAGTCCAAAAAAAAACCGATGAAGATAATACAACATCCAATGGTGCAAACTTCATTAGTTCCTGCATTTCAGGCATTGGATTGTACTCAACTATTTCATATTTACCCTTAAAATTCTTGGTAATTGGTCTATACATTACAGCCATTGCTTTGTGGTAAGTTTCCCAATCGTTTAAATGGCTTTCTAAATCCACGTATTCGCCAAGTGTAATATCCTCAAGTTTCGTAATAAAACCGAACTCTTGATTTCCTATTTTAAAAGTAGGTTGAAATTTGCTTTTAGTATCGAATAGTTCTGCAAAATGCACTATCAATTCGTTTATTGTAGTGAGTTTCATCTTAACCACATCCTTTAATTCAACACCACAGAATATTTCTATCATTTTCTGCGCTATAAATTCCTCATCATTGGACGCTTTTTGCATCTTCAAGAAATCCTGATAGTGCTTTAATGGAATCTCACTTAAAGAAGTTGGTATAATTAATTCTACCTTCATATATATGTAATTAAAGTTTTGATTTATTGTTGTACGCAAATGCAACATCGTATGCAGCAGCTAACATTTTGAAGTGTAAATGCATTCTCATTGGGTCGTCAAATACTATAAACATTCGTATTCCTTTGCGGTCAAATATGTATTGCTCTACTACTCGCTTCATGTGTGGTAAATCATCTGTCATCTTATGTGGTATTGTTTATGGAATGGATTATCAAGCTGGTAACCTACCGCATAACGGATAGCATCAAGTGCGTGATTATATTTGTCTATTGGTGTTTTGGATTTACGTTCAAGCCAAGAATAGTTATTCAATTCCTTAACCAAATCTACAGAATCTTCGTCAACTACTAAATCGTAATCTTGCAGTAAAGTAATTCCATGCGTAACGCTTCCTTGTCCTTTGACAGCTTCTAATATATTCAATCCTTTATCACGCAATTCATTTATCAATCTTGGTTCTGCTGAGTCCGCAACGATTAGACTGTCTCCAGCAATTGATTTGTTAAGTCTATAAATATCGGAAGTGGTTAAGCCGGTTTGGTATAGGTGTAATTTAAGGTAGATAATCTTATTCTGCGCATCTATTGAAGTTGCAACAAGTGTAGTCGGGTCGTTGCTGAATCCAAAATCTTGTCCGTAAACAACGCTTCCTGAATCTTGGAATTTGCCTACACTCCAATTGGTAAATATTACTCCCTCTGCTTTGTCTAACCAACCACCGAGAATCTGATGTTTATATTTATCCGGTCTGCGTTCTTTGATTGTCTTAATCTGCGTTAGGAATGATTCGGATAGGTTTGCAAGATTATCTAAATAGGTCGTGTGTATGTATGTTGTATCTCCTTTAATCACATTACTACCCGCTTCAATTCCTTTAGACTCAAAGAATCGTTGGTAAATAAAATGCTCTTTGGTGGCAGGATTAAGTATAAGAATTACACGATTTTGTTTTGTTTTATGTCGAATAGATAAATCAATCTTATCAAATGTGTCTTCATCCGTTAATTCTTCCGCTTCATCAAGTACCCAAGTCGTAACACCTTGTAATGATTTCAGGTTTGCGGTTTGTGTTCCGCTACTTGTTTTGATTCCTTTAAAGATAATCTTGCTGCCAGTCTTAACGTTTATAATCTCATCCTTTGTAACTGCGAAATCATTAGCCATTCCAAGCAGTTCTATTTTCTCTATAAATTCAGGAATGATACTAATGGCAGCCGATACTAACGTATAACGTGTAAATAGAATAATATGACCCGATTCCCTTGTAAGCAAACTAAGGAATGTAGTTATACTAAAAGACTTCGAACTACCTCGCCCGCCCGTAATTATAAAGTACCTACTATCCGAACCTAAGTTGAAATATTTGGGATTAATCGTTACCAATTTTGAAGTAGTCCTTTATATTAAAATCGTTAACATTCAATGTAGTTTCAACTGTCTCTTTAGGCTTACCAAATATATGTTCCGCCACGAAGATTTGCCCTCGTTGTGAATCTAATAAATCTACTACAAATGCTATTTTATTGTCATCGTCTAAATCTTGCTTGTAAAGAACTTTAAGTGCGTTAATGAATATAGCATTAGCTTTTAGCTCATCTGCCTTTGTCTTGCGTCCTGCAGTCTTATTACCGCCATTATTCTTTCTCTTATCTTCCATAATCAAAAAAGTATTCATTAATGATTTTCACTTTATAGAACTATCTTCAAATGTCACTACTACACTATCTTTATCAAAGTATTCATTGATAGTTATAGGCACATTGATATAGGTATAATTCCATTCTATCACCTCGTCCTTAAAATCGTTTGACACCTCAATTAACTTAGGTGAATAATCGTATATTTTACCTTTGTGATTCACTTCATTTTGAATGCAGTAATCAATGCAGTTATCTATTCTATTTGTCAATGTCATCAATTCTCACTATAAACCATCTCGTAAAATATCTTACTATTAACCTGATTCAATTCTATCTGTTTCACATCACTATAATAAACCATGTACGCAACTTCAGCAGTTTTTAAAGTTGCCTTTAATTTCGCCCATTCTTGTTGGTGCAATTTATCATTTATTACTGCGATATAATATCTCATCAAATAGTATCTTCGTACGTTAGCATAACTTGCTTTAACTGATCAACCATATCTTTCAAACAGCTTGAACAATTAGATGGCTCATTTCTTTGTAGGAAAATACGATTATAAATCACTAATATTTGTGCTTGGTCACTTGGTGTTACTTGATTGGTTTTAGTATCTATCCAAGCCTTTAGCCATTCGTATTCTGATTCAGTTAAGCATAAAGGTTTCTTGTATGGAAACAATGCGTTTAGTTTTGCTTTACGCTCATCGCATCCACAATCCTCGCCTAATATAAATTTAGCCACCTTATCTATTCCGGTAGCTTTTAAAACGGATTCTACTGTGTCGCCCAATCCTTTTGCTTGTATTTTTTTCGGTCTTGCCATATCTATATAATTACAATTTTACGTTTTTGTTTAAAGTAGTTCAAAGTCTTCGTTTAAATAGTCTTCCCAATCTTCTCCGATATTGTCCTTGATTTTCTTCTTGCAAGTTTTCAGCGTGTTGAATATACTTGAAAGGCTTATATTTGATTTAGCTGCAATTTTACGCATTGAAGTTTTTTCGTTGCGATAGATTTCAAATAACATCTTATCGTACCATTCCCACGAATTGATCTCATCTAATATTTTGACTTCAATAGCATTCTTTGCAACAAGCATCTCAGTATTATTTGACATTTCCATTAGGTATAAATTCTCTAATGAAACGTACTTGATGCGTTTGGATTTATTAACGTGTTGTAGAAAGGTATTTTTTAAAGATAGCCACATATAACCCTTGTTGATTTTGCCATCTGTGAATAGCTTATCCTCGCTGCTCCACTTCAAAAGGTTTATGTAGGTTTCCTGAACGATATCTTCGGCAAAAAAGTACTCGCCAAAAGAGTGAACAAATTTAGTCCACTCCTTATGATTATTTACGATTGGTATTATCCAACTCATATTTCATTAGTCTAATTTTAACAAATATATAACTAATAAATAGATATAGTTTAGCATTGTTTATAAGTTTATTCGTTCATACCCTGATTCAATTGTGACTTAGCATAGCTTAATTCTACCTGAAGTATCTTAATTTGCTCAATTAACCTTTGATTTTCTGTCTGCAATTCGTCAATATGCGAGTCCAAATACTTCTCAAGTGATTCATATTCTTTAAATCGGTTTTCAAGTGTTTTAAATATTCTATTATACATATCAATAATTCATTAAGTCCAACGCTTCATATACTGCAAATGCTATCTTCTCTCTGTTATGCCACATTAACTCTGTAATGTCGTCGTTATGCAGTGTTGTAATTGATTCGATGCGCAATGTTTCCAATTGTTGCTCATCCAAATCGTATGGTGTTTCGAAATAATACTCGATTTCTAAATCCACACCCTCTAATTCGATTCTAACTGATTGACTTTTCATACTTTTTAATTTAAATTGTTAATAATTTATACAAATATATATTAAATATTGTAATGTAGTGCCAAAACTACAAAATAATTATGCATTTGGCGGATTATAAATTTTTATAACAAGGTATAAGCGCAATTAAAACAGCGCCTATACGGATGTTAGCAAACATTGATAGGTTACTCACTTCGAAATACGTTTTCTGTAACCGTTACAAATATCAAGAATGAAATCGATTCTGTTTTCTTCTGTATCAAACCCAGTCATCATTTCTTCAAGAGTATCTTTCAGTATTCCCACTTGCTCATCAATTGATTTGTGCTTTTGTTTTTGCAGATATTCTTCAGCGTATTGGTCACACATCAATTGTATTTTATACCTTCCCATTTCAGTATTCCCAAACTTATCAATAATCTCGTAAGCCATTTCTTGAATGGTTTTCTCTCTATCTATTTTTACTCTTTCCATAATTCTAATTTTAGTTCATTTATAATTTTTCCGCAACGATTTGCTAACAGCAACTTAGCGCAACTTTCAGTATGCGCTAAGTTGTCAAACGTTATGTCTCGTTTAGTTTTATTTAAAAAAAATATAACAAGGTATAAGCGCCATTGAAAAAAACAGCGCTTATACGGATGTTAGTGGCAAGTTGGCGAACCATACCAAATAGCTTTTTCCACATCTAAACGAATTTTCCATTGGAGTTTTACAATAGTTGTTTTCTCAAAATCTTTTTCCTCAACTAATGTGATTATATCGTTAGTAAGTTCTCTAATTTGTTTTTCGTATTTTAATTTCATTTTTTGGTAAGAAGATAACCTGCCACTAACATCGGTTTTGTTCAATGCCTCGTTTTCGGTATTGTCAAATTCTGTTTTCATAATTAATATTTTTTAAGTTAGAACGTTTAGTTTTCTAAGTCGGCACTAAACAAAGCCGAGAAACGTTATGGTTAATAGCCTACTTAGATTTATCTTTGATTTCTTTGAGACTGTCTCTAAGAGAATATTTCGCATCCCACAACACTCGTCTATAAAAAACATAAGCGTGTCTTGCTTGCATTGCACCTTCTACATTGTGCAAATCTGATATTCTTTCAGTCAATAATGTTTCGAGTTCTTTAACCGTCTCAAAAAAATCATCTATTTTTTGTTTTTCAATTTCGTATTTCATAATAATAAAATTTATTTGTTTTTAATCTTAGTCTACAAACCATAACCACTCCTTAGCGCAACTGAAAATGCGCCAAGCCGTCAAACGTTAGTGTCCCGTTTAGTTTTATTTAACTGGACAAAATTACGGCAGCAAATTCAAAATACTGCCGTAATTTTGTTTACAGTAACCTACTTAGTGTAACCTATTTGTTGTCGTAGATTATGGTAGGTATATCCTGATGATATATGTACTTCCTCTCTATTTCTTCAAGTCCATTCGAATAATGGCATCTAAAAAATAACGTATCATTTTGCAAGAAATGTACCTTTTCGCAACTAACTAAATAGTAATTCTTATTCCTGTTCATAGCTCTAATTTAAAATGGTAAGTCATCCCCAACCTCGTCTGCAATTGTCGCACGATTCACTACTTCGCTTAACTTCTCGCTTGTTGACTGCAATGCTGCACCTGAAAGATTGTCTATTTTCCACACAACGATTGTATTGAAATACTTAACCTCGCCTTGTGGATTCGTCCAAGAACGTCCTCGCAAATTATAATGTGCTTCAACAACTTGTCCTACCTGAATAGAATCTATTAGGTTGCATTTGTCTTGCTGCAATTCTACTTCAATTAGCTGCGGATAATCTCCAGCTTCTTCCACTACGAAAGTTCTTTTACTAAACTTTTCCGTTACTTTAATCGTTTCATTTTTTACGATTACTTTTCCTTTAATTGTGTTCATATTGTTTTGTTTTTAATTAATTATATAAATTCTTGATGTTTCAATCGTAATAGATTTCACTTCTAACTCGTGTGTTAATTCATGTGTAAATTGTTGTAGTGGCATTTGCTCGCATTTAGTAGCGTAATGAATTTGGCATCCTGCAATTACCACGTGATTATTTTCATTTCCTACTTTTGCAAACCAATTGCTTGAATTTCTATTAGTTTTTATACCTAAGAATGAATCTTCTAAAATTTCAACATCTCCCCAAACCGCTTTATAACTATTCCCGTCAGGCGCATAAAACCAATTATCTGTCGTTACTATATATTTTCCTTTCATAACTGCTCTACTTTATACATTTCATTTAACTTCAACAACGCCATATTCAATTCGTGGTTAATCTTTCCCGCTTCGATTGTAGCTATTTCTACCCACTCAGCAACTGTCTTTATGTTTGGTTTAGCTTTCGTGCCTAAATCAATTAAAGATTCCCTTGTAAGTGATTTGTACCACAATGGCTTAACTTTACTTTCAGGTCTATAAGATACAAAATACATCGTTTCTAACTTAGGATTAACCGTGAAATAATGCAAAACTTGGTGGATGTTGTCGCTTGGAATATCATTGTTTAAAATAGTCTCCGTATGCTTCTTTGCTCGAGGGCATTTGATTTCAAGACCGATTGTGTCATCTTCGGATAATCCATCGGGTGAAATGCCTAAGATTGGAATGGAAGCGTTCTGAATGAATCCGATTTCTTTAAAGGATATGAATAGTTCATCCGAGATTGCCTCACGTGCGTATGGCTCAAGTTCAGTTCCCCTAACCATATCAGCAGACGAATAACTATCTTCTAACTCCCAATCTTCAATATGCTGAGAAATCAAATCTATAAGTAGTGTGTCGGATTTTATAAACAATCCTTTCGATGCAGTGCCGGTTATTTTGCCGTGACGCAACTCTAACCAATCTGCTGTGCCTTGTACTATGTCGTGTTTAATCATAACTGCTCTAATTGTTCTGTTGTTAATACATAATCCTTTACCAATTGTTCTTTATCAAATTTACCCGCTTTAATCGCATCTAAAGCCTTTGCGAATCTTTCAGGTGAGATAGGTTGCTTTTGTTTAATTAGTTGTGTAGGTTTAACTCTAATACCTCCAACTTGCTTACCCATCATTTTAACAGATTCGTCAAAACTTAACTCAATAACTACTCCTATCCAGTTACCAATGTTCCGAGATTCAGCAGACGTTAAAGATTTTTGTAGCTTAACAACTGCTGCGATTGTCTTGCGATTAATAGAATTAACTACCATTGGTTTGACATCCTCTTCAAATTCCAAAAAATAGCCATCAGTTTTGTTGCCTGAGACATCAATTCCTCGTGCGTAATAAGCATCTTTGATTGTCAAAACGCATTGTCCTAACTCTGTTACAATTGTTTCAACATCAATTCCTGCGATGTGTGTAGACTTGCGATATTTCATGCAGTCTATCTCATGTTCTTTGTTCATACTATAATGTATTAAATAAAATAACCCCAATACTAATAGCCACGACCAAGAGGCATTTTAATATTGGGGCTAAAAATAATTTAGATTTCTTCATTTGGTCGTTACTTAATTTTTTGTAAATATAATACTTATTCTTTAATATCAAACTATTTCTATAAAATTAATTTCACCATCCCTCAAAATACACCCCAATTTAAACCAACAATCGTCCTTAGCTATCTCAATTGCTTGCTCAATACTCGTTGCAAATGTTTCAATGAAGTGAATTTGCTTGTATGTTATTCTGTATCTTTTCATATTAAAATAAATTAGAAATTTCAGACTTGAATACCTCAGTTATATTTTGCGAATCTTTGCCGTCTTGCATAATATCAAAATCAAATCCTGCTACCTTACATATTTGAATGTTTTGGAATATTTGCAACGGCTTAATAGTATCGGTCTTTTCTTTCACCTCAACTAATTTAGTTCTGCATCCATCTTTTGCCACCAATAAATCAGCTATGCCGTTCTTGTTTGTTTTGGATAGTTTAATCACGCAATAACCTCGCGCTTCAAAATCCTTTATAATTTTACTTTGAAATTTTGACATTGAAATCTTTTTTAAAATAAGTACTGGTATAATTTTTCTTGTTTTGAACGGCTTTAAATATGCGTTCTTCTATTCCGCCATCCGAAAATACGTAATATATATCATTTGACAACCTATCCATTGTGGTGAGCCTATCTCTTGACTGCCAATAAGACGTTGCAGAATAGTCCATATTATAATAAACTAAGTATTTTGCATTTTTTAAGGATATACCCTCACGTCCTGAAACAATTTGTAAGGCTATTACCTTATTAGTATTGTTGAATTCGTCTAAATCGGTTGTTAATTCGTCTCCAAAAGCATCATTTAACGCTATTAATTCAGCTTTAAACTTGTAAAATATGCCTATCTTCTCACCTTTAAACCGGTCAAATATAAACTTTGCTTTAGAATGGTCGATTACCTTTGCATTTCCGCTTTCAAATTTGATTGTACCGCTATATAACTGGTGTAATTTACTCATCAATTTAACGGCTGTGTCCGCAAGTATTGTCTCATCCTTACCAATCACAACTAAATCCTTTTTAAGTTGGTTACATAGCTTGTATGTAGTGTCTGACATCTTACATTTTAGTATATGTTCATTAACTTTACTTGTAAATCCTGCTTTCTCCTGAGTAAAAGTAAGCATATACGGCTCAATAACTACTTTTATTTCGTTCTCTTTGGCACATGAATAATCATTTACCATTCCGTAGCCTAAATTCTTTTGCGTTACATTAACGAAATCGTGAGCAAATTTATAGAAGTTTGGATATTTGAACGGAGAAAATCTACTCACCCAAAATTGGTGGAATATTTGGCTAAAACTTTCGGGTGTTGGTGTTCCGGATAATAAAATAATAGGTAAGGAAGAAAATCTAAACTTAAATTCCTTTGCGTATTTACCCGCCTTTGGGAACGCTCCGAACCTATGTGACTCATCGTGTACTATTAAATCAAAATTACCTACGGCTTTCGACATTGACTCGTTATTAATTACAGTTAATTCAAACGAATCTGCATAACCAAAATTATTATAGTCCTGTAGTATTGAATCGATGGCTTTCTTTTTAGTTAGAAACAATACGTTCTTAGCATTATATAGCTTACACGTGTTTAATGCCATTAAAGTCTTACCCGTTCTAACTTCTGCAGAAATGTACACTATGTTTCTTTGCTTCAAAATTATAGATGCTTTCTCCGATATTTCTATTTGATAGTCTCTTAATTTCATAGCTTAATTTTATAAAATTCCATCCTATCCTTTAGCATTTGATTCTCTACTTTCAGCTCGTTAATTTGCGTGTCCATTTTACAATATTTGCCATAAATAAATAGTAGTCGGTTGTATGTTTGCTCAATAGATTTCAAACGTGCATCGTTAATTTCTTCCTTTGCTTGTTCTTCAATTAATGTTTTCTCACTTCGGAACAGCATATTTTTAATAAACAAAATAGCCTTTCTATATTCAATCTCCAGTATTTGTTCTGAGTCGAAACCATTCGCTCTAAACAGTTCTAATTCTCTTTTATTATATTCCATGATTACGCTCTATTTCGTCCCAAACATCCAAAGTCTTAGCATCAATAACTTTATTGGTAAGCATAAATTTCATAACACCATTGGAAGTAATGCTTTCGTAATTCATATTAAAGAATTCAGCATATTTTTTTATGGATATTGTTATGCTATTCTGTGTCTTCATATCCGACATTTTAGTTACAAAGCCTTTATACCTTTCAATAAAATCTTTAATACTTAACCATTCATCAGTTTTAATCGTTTTAATGCACTCAAATAGTTCTTTTGATATATCCGCTTCTAATTGTTTAAAAGGTAAGGAAATCGATTCATAAGGTACTAAACCATTATTTAAATACTTCTTTAGGCATTCAATCATGTAGCTATCAAATCTCGCCCATTCTTCAGCATCCCAGTTGTCAAATAGTTTGTGTTTAAAATATTGGATAGGTGTATGCTTTGCATTAAAGAATGGCGAAAGTTCAACCTCAAATTTTCTCGCCTCAAAACTTCCTCCGTTGCCTTTAATCGTATAGTTCGTTGTAATAACTATTTTTGGGCTGTCTTCAATAGGTAGCTTAATCGTGTCTTTACCTTTATACGTTAATTCAATACCCTCCGTAATTACCGAGAAAAGGTTTATAAATGGGAAGTTCTTCCGTACATCGTCCCATACTAATACTTGACAATCCGTTTTTACACTTTGGTATGGAAATCCTGAATCGAAACGAAATGCTTTACCGTCCAAACTTTGTACTTTCTTTAGGTGCTTTATGCCTTGACAAAACAAACCTTTACCGCTTCGTCCATTTGGGTCGTCAGATATTAACTCATCGTTTAAAATTATAGCCTTGTTGTCTCCTCCACCATTATAAGAATGTAATAGGTAGCCAATAACACTTTGAAAGGTGGCGTATCTCTTTTGGTCGTCTCCGCTTATCTTCCAAATAAACTCCCTATACTCTCCGCCATGGTGGTCGGTTTGTACATAGTCTCTTTTAATTACTTGTTGCTCCCAAATAGATAAGCCATAACTACTATATGGTTTCAATTCCGAACCATTCTTAGTTACTTCAACTACTCCGTTTTTATAAAACAAATAGCTTGTATCTTTTGTATCTCGCAGCACTTGTATTTTCTCCGATTTAATCATGCTAAGAAAATCACGCTTAAAAATACTTGTTCTTCCACTCATTAGGTTAAATGCTTTTTGTCCTAAGTTATGGTCTAAAATGTAATTTAGTACATAATCTTTCAATTCGTACTCATCCTTTATCTCTAAAAATATGCCGTTCTTTTTTATTAAATTGAAACCGCTATTTTCGTTAGGTTTATTCTTTGAAAAATGGTTGGCCTCTAAAAACATTTTGAAATTATAGTTGTTTAAAGATAGCCTTCCGTTTTCAGCTTCACTCCAAAATGCTTGTGTGTTGTCGTTGTTCATAGTTAAATGTGTTTAAAAAAGCCAATACTCATAAGGTGCGTGAGAAGACCTTATGGCATTGACTTTAGATTAAAATTCCTTGAAGTTCTCACGCTTCGAATTGCAAATATAATTAATTATTGATATAAACTTTAATTTTATTTTTATCAATATCTAGCCAGTCAATATATTTAAAAACATTATCGCTAGTTCTAGTTTTTACTTTTGAGTTATTTTCTATCTCTTTATATAAATCAATTGTTTTAATTATACAAATACTAAGTAAATTTAAATCCTTTCTATTATCAAAATAAGCCTGTAAAGTATAATAAGGATAAATATAACCTTCTTTAATTTGCTCCTTTCTTTTAACGTACTCAGTTTTTGCTCCAGATATTCTTTCAGTTCTGATGGTAAAAGTATTCCAAGCCTTACCAAATTGAATACGTGAAGCAATACCCTGTAAACCTATATCGTTTTTTCTTAAATAATCAATGCCAGAATATTGGTCAAATAACAATAACACACTATTATTAGATTCCTCTATTGATATTATTTCTCCAGATATTAACTCAGGTAAAACAGTTAATTTAATTTTTTCCATAGCTTTAACACTATCACTTAAATCTATTTTCCAATTATTGTACATCCTCTTTCTTTTGCTATTTGTAAATTGTTTAAATCTATATCACATCCTTTAGTATTTCTATTTAATTTAGAGCCCATTAATAAAAAAGTACCAGTACAAGCAAAACAATCGATTATTAAGTCATTTTCTTTAGTTGAATGTTTTATTAAACGCATTGCTAATTCATCTGGTTTTTGCCAAGTATGGTATCTATTGCCTATCCTTCCGTCTGGAGCATTAATTTCCATTACATTCCACATTTCAGATGTTATACTAGTATCTAATTCTTTTGAATTTTCTGAATAAAGATGTAAAATAACTTGATAATTAAGATTGTATTTCATTTTAGGCGTAATGCCTAATGTATTTTTATAACTCCATATTAATGGATTATCAACTATAAATTTATCTTGATTAAGTAATATATTTAAATATGCATTTATTTCTTTTGGATAACCACCTATACAAATATAAGCCCTTCCATTTGGTTTTACCTTACTTAACGCTAAATTTACCCAACTATTAGCAAACTCATTAATATCCTTTACGTCTGTTGAATATGGTGGGTCTGTAATTAATAAATCTACTGAATCATTTTCTAAAGTATTTAAAAACTCATTACAATCTAAATGATAAACTGTAGGTTTATTTTCTGCTACTTCAATAGATAAATCTAAAGCATTTTGTTTCTTTTTTTCTTCTAATATAATAGTCTTCTCCTCTTTCTTTATTTCTTGGTACGCTTGGTTAATTGTAATTTCATTACTTAAAACTTTCTCCTCTAATTCTGGTGTAGCTTTTTTAAATACAATATCCGCCATTGCAGTTTTGCCAGTACTCCAACCTAACTCATCAGCTATAATTTTTTGCGTGTTGTGAGAGGGTTTATCAATAATTGATAAAGGCTCTTGTTCATTCTTTAAGTGTCCTTCACCATATTTTTTACCAGCTTCAATTAGTTTTTCTTTACCTTTCTTAATTAGAATTTCTTTCTTAGTATTTTTTAATTTGTACTTCCAACCGTCCGTTAAATTTCTTCTACCTTCTTGGTTGTCTATCATCCAAATTTTAACATCGTCCGAAGTCTCAAAACGCTTACTTTCGGTTTGGTAATCTAAGTTCCAACGTGTAGCAATTTCATAGCGGTTATGCCCATCTATAATTACCCCATTCCAAGTTATAATTTTCTCTCGGATGCCCTCTTCCAAACAATTAGCTTCTAATTGCTTAAATTCCTCAGCCGTTAAAGCTGGTATTAACTTCTTAAATTCCTCTTTAATCTCTAACATAATAATTTGTTTAAATAAAAAAACTCTTGCCTTCAGGGTCGCATCCGTCAGACAAGAGTTTATAACTAATTTCTTTTTGCTTATGCGACAAGCCCTACAAATATACGAAACTTTTACTAATAAGTTACGTTTTAAATGTTTTTACTTCTTTTTCTTACTTTTTCTAAACTTTTTCCTTTGCATTCCTTTACTATCATTACGTTATAGCCGTTTAGGAAAAACAAAAAAAGTTTTTCGGCTTTTTTTTACACTTGTTTTATTCTATATTCTGTGCAATGTGGGCTTTTTTTTGCTAAACTTTTTCCTAAACCGCTACAGCCTATATAAACATTGAGCAAAATTAAGAAAAAGTTAGGAAAAACTTAGGAAAAAGTAGTAAAAAGTTACGTTTTCAAAATACAACTATTTCCTTTTTACCCTAATATTAAACTTTCTTCCATCTCAAAGTAATTCTCCACCTCTCCAGTCCTTTCCAAAACTTTCATTTGAATTTCTCGCAAATCTTTCACAGTTGCACAATTAATTACCGCATATTCCAACCAAGATAATGGCTGCTTTTTGTCGCTATGTACAAAACAATCGTTTAAATTATCAGCTATTTCTTTGGTATAAAGTTTAAACAAGTCGTCGTTTTTGAAGTCTTCGTATATTCTTAAGTAATGTAATATTGTTGCGTGGTCTTTTCCTCCAATATAAGAACCTATCGTCTTTAAATTGAATGTTGTATTTAGGCGTAGAAACACAGCAGCGTACATTCGCTTATAAACTACATCTCGCTTTCTTGTTATCTCGCAAATTCCTGATTCTTTAATTATCGAAATTGCTTTTTCTATGTCTAATTTATTTTTCATACTTTCTCTTCTTTATTAATTTCTTCCCATTGTAACTCCAACCATTGCAAAAATGCTCGTTGGATTTGGTTTTGTTCGTCTATTACTCCAATGCTCGCTACGTCCATAAAATGCTTATCTAATCTTCGTATTGCTCTAATTGTTTCGTTCTGCAATTGCTTTGCTCGAAATGTGAACGGCAAGTCTTCTAACTGATCAGCAATAGCCGGTAAAATGCATAGTGTCGATGTTAGGTAAAAATGTTCTTTTGTCATTTCGTATTAATTAAATTGATTACTATTAATGCTCCAATTGCATATCCAACACTCAATGCAAATGCTTGCTTTATTCTTTCGCTCCATACTTTAGTCTCTACCATATAACCAATAAATGGCAAACCTAAGAATGGACTAATTGAAGCAAAGAATAGCATCATATACGTATCGGATTCTGCAACGCTTCGAATGTAGAAAGTAGAACAGATTTCAATTAGTAAGGCGGATGTTGCGATAATTATGTATTTTTTCATTTTATATTCTTTTACGTATAATTTATTTGATATCCTCAATATTATATTCTTTTAGATATAATTCTATAACTCTAATGCTCTTCGCCAGGTCTTCGTGAAAATATCCTTTCTTTCTGCAGCGAACAATACGTTTTATAATATCAAATTCGTATGCGTTCAATTCGTGATGTTGAGCGAACAGGTAAAGACTTCCATTCTCGTTGTTGTAGTGCGCATCTTTTGCTTTGTACCCATCCTTTAAACTCATATAACCTTTCGCTCGTTCTTTCGCTTCTAAATCGTTATACATACTCTCTATTTCCTTTGCTTTTGTTCTAAAATCTTTCATTTTTTTTGTTTTTTATTTTCCCAATACATATCACATTTTCCATCTTTAACCTTTGGACTTATATAAGACTGCCAATATTCGGATGGTGTCGCTGTAAATCTGTAGCACGATTCTTTTACCTTACAATTTTTGCCTATGCATTTTGCTATATCTGCCATATCAATTTGTTTTATTTTTCCATTCTTTCCAAGTATCAAAATCCTTTAATTTCTCAGCTTGTTTCCTCTCCATTTCTTTGGCTTTTTCAATTACTTGCATATCTTTTAATCCAATGCTTTCTTTTAATTGCTCAACCAACCATTCTACTGCTGTCATTTTAGCTATCATATTAACTATTTATTATCGTTTATACCTTTTTTAGCTAACATTTTGCCTACCTGAAGACCATACCATTCGTGTTCTCCATTTAACGACATTCTTTTACCGCCATCAGGATATATCGTTTTTGCTATTTTAAGCGTGTTTAAAGGTACATAAGTGTTCTCAAGTGTACTTGGTTTAACATCCTTGTTTAACCATTGTGAAATTGCTTTTAAATTCATAGTGTTTGTTTTATAGATTAATTATTTCTTGTTTAACTTCTTGCCAATACATAACCTGTTTATGAAATGCTAAATATTTACTACAATGCAATAAAAATTCTATTATTTCATCTACTGCAATAAGGGCATTTCTTTTTGATATTTCTTTACTTGCAAAATATATAAAATCCATTTGCATTTTACTAAATATATCTTGAGCTTTTTCTTTTGGTGTCATATTTCACGTATTAAATAATTATATTTTTTTAATTCTATTATTTGTCCTTTAGTGGGAGAAAATGCAATCCAACACTTTCTCCACTTGCTAAAATATTCGTGTGTCATGAATTGTACTCTTCTTTATTTTGATTAAATATTTTTACTTGTTGAACTAAAATTGCGTGTTTCTTAGTTCCTATTCTTACTTCTTGTCCTAAAATTCTTACTGTTCCTTTTTTCATAATTCCTATTTTTATTTCGTTTGTGTTTGACAAATATACACACATTGTTTATATCTGCAATACTTTTTAACAATTATTTTTCATTTATTTTCACTTTCCCAATGTTTACGGCACTTATAGACGCAAAAAAAACACTTACCGAATTACGATAAGTGTTCTTGGAGGGTAAAAAGTATGAAAAATTACCTCCTTTTATTTAACTAAAGCGGGATTCTAACCCGCATCTAACTATCGAAAATAGCTATGTTTACATCTTTCGCTATTTATTTGCGATTACACCATTTAGTTACAATTCCATTAATTCATTTATACAAGTCTTTCCACCTATTATAATTGCACATCCTATAATTGGTTTCTTTCCCGCCTTTGCGTATGCCATAGCATAACTTTCGTGGTCTATTCCGCAACCTACTTGCGCACCGAATACCTTAAAATTCGCACCGGCAAACCATTGTGTGTAGCATTGTGTATGAAGATGTCCTTGTACAGTTGACATCATATCCGCTCTACATTTAGCTGAAGCCGTTCCTGATTCTCCGTGAACATATTGAACACCATCTATTATTACACGCTCGGTAAAATTCCATTGTGGTGTATTTAATACCTCTTTGTATGCCTTAATCCATTGTCTTGGAATAGCACCGGTCTGTGCTTTACGCATTATAAGTCTATCGTGATTTCCAATTGTAACGTCTGCTACTGGGAATGCTTCGTACCATTTAGCTATCTTTGAAATTGCTAATTCTAACTCTTCACCACCACCCATTCCATTGGCATAGGTCTCGTGAAAGCTCGAAAAATGATTATCAATTACGTCTCCAATATAGCAAACACGATTACAATTATGCTTCTTGTACATTTCAATACAGAATTCTAAATAACCATCTAAGCAAAACGGCTCATGCAAATCTCCTATACACAAAACACGTGTTTCATTTGACTTGCGAAATTCTTGTATTAATTTATTTTCTGATTCGGTTAATCTTGGTCTATACTGCATACTTTATGTATTATGGTTAAGATATTCTGTCGCAAATTTATCCTATATTTAAGACAATTAAAACTCTTTTAAGATAACAACGGATAAACTACGCTTTGCCATATACTTAAGCCAAGCTAAAAACTGCGCTTCGTTATTCCTTACCAAGCAAGCCGTACTCCAACCGCCTATAACTGTACTTGCTGCACCTGCTCTATGGCAATTTGCTCCAATGATATCTGAATATTCCTTACCGATTTCGTCCGCTTTATTATCCTTGTTATTGTCTCTAAAATACGGAAATCCTTTCGCTTGTCGATATGCCGGTTTGCCTTTATGTAAGCCGTAAGAATGTGAATCGTATACAATCCAATCGGATTTCAATACCGCACAACCAAGTCCGTTATATTCAGCAAATTTCTTAAGTCCAACCGCACCCGCATTTGACGTCCCCGAACAAACCATTTTAAAAACTGGTTCTTGAATTGGAAAACAATCGAATGAATAAACTTTGTCATCGAATCTATCAAATTCATCCTCATCCGAACGTACCCAAATGTCTAAAACTCCGCTTTTAGGAAATCCTTTGAAGTTAGGTAAACTCGCAACACGTGCAAGTAGTTGTGTAGCTGTGTAGTTTCTTACGTTGCTCATAGCTTTTCGATTTCGGATTTAACTTGTAGCCAAAACTCAGTGCCTCTATCCGCGCCCATATAGCCCAATATTTCGTTAACCGCAATTAGTGCGCATTGTTTGTCATGGTCTTTGCTAATTACCCAGCTTTCAACTCTATATTTCTCCACTAATTCAATTGCTTTCTCTTTTGCTGTCATACTTATTTAAATATTTTATAACATAAAGCTACTAAAACAATTCCACATATAACCATTAAATTCCAATTAACTCCTTTCTCGTTCTTCTTTTGTCTTAAGTCAACCTTGTATTTTACCTTTGTTTTGTAACGTAAAAGTTCGATTGTGTCCCTTACTTTGCGCCATTCTACTTTGGTTTCATAACGAGTTTTAGGGATATAAACCGAATTACTTTGAATTATTGTGTCAACTTTCGTTACATAATACGTTTTTATACCATCAATTATCACGCTATCTATTCTATCTATAATAATAGTGTCGTTTACCAACGTACATTTAAAGCCTTTCTGCGTTGCTTTCTTGTAATGATATGAAGCATTGCATCCACTAAGTAGAAACATAGCGTAAATGCTCACTAAAAGCGTGAAACACCACATTAAGAATTGCTTATAATTGAACTCCATCCTTATCTATTTTTTTATTGTAAACATTTAAACCAATTGCAGTTCCTGAATACGCAAGAAATCCCCAAAATACAAATTCTTTAACCTCAAACGCAAGCCAAAACATAGGGATAAAAGCATAAATAACGGCAAAATGAAAGGATATAAACGCAGCAATACGCTTCATTTCGTATTTACCTTTAGGCTTTAAAGTGTCGCTTACGATTTGCATACTTGTTTTTTTTATCTTGTAGAATAGCGAAGTATTGAATTGGTGTTTCATATCTTTTATTGGTTTTATCGTATCGCATTGACTGAGCAGAATCTTCTAAACAGTCGTAAAGCCGTCCTTCAATTTCGTTTACTTTCATATTCGTAACTATTAGCCACAAAAATAGTACACCCGTTGCGCCATGTTTTTTGATTAATTCAAATGAAGATTCGGTCATGGTATTAGTGTAGTGATTAGATTTCCCGCATTGTTTATTGAGACTAAATATTGTTTTGTCAAATCAGGCGTTCTCATTACAATACCATCTAAATAGTTTTTAGGCTTCCAAATTCCACCAACCAAAGTAAGAATATTTCCATTTGTTGC